CCTGACTCCTGATCAGCACAGCGAACTCTTAGACACGCATGGTGGCCGGTGTGCCATCTGCTCGTCTGAGGAACCACTCCGAATTGATCATGATCATAAGACTGGAAAAATTCGTGGCCTACTTTGTCATCACTGCAATGTAGCTCTTGGTCATTTTGATGACTCAATCCCTATTATTGAAAAAGCAATTGAGTATCTATGCAAGAACAAGAGTCAACATTCTTAAGACATATTCCATGTGAGAACTGTGGTTCCTCAGACGCTGGGTCTCTGTACTCCGATGGGCATACCTTTTGTTTTGCTTGCAACACTCACGTCAAAGGTGACGGAACTTGTGCAGAAATACCGACAGATCGCAACAGGTCTGGGAGCTTGATCCAGGGGCACTATCAAGACCTGATCAAGAGGGGCATCCGAGAGGAGACCTGCAGAAAATTCCAGTACCAAGTAGGCGAATACAAAGGACGTGTTGTCCAGATTGCCCCCTACTACGATGCCGCTGGAGCACTTATTGCCCAAAAGATCCGCACTGCTAGTAAAGACTTCCCTGTTCTAGGGGACACCAAAGGGCAGGCCTCCTGCCTCTTTGGCTCTCAGCTTTGGAACTCTGGCAAGAAGATCATAGTCACAGAGGGGGAGATCGACTGCCTCACAGTCAGTCAGGTCCAAGGTAACAAGTGGCCCGTGGTCTCTGTCCCTAACGGAGCCAGTGGCGCAAAGAAATCCATTGCAAAGAATCTGGAGTACCTCAACAAGTTCGAAGAGGTCATCTTCATGTTCGACATGGATGAACCTGGAAAGGAAGCTGCGGCCGAGTGTGTGCAGCTCTTTGAACCAGGCAAGGCTAAGATCGCCAGCTTACCCTTCAAGGATGCCAATGAGTGCCTCCAGAAGGGCCAGCCTGAGGCTATTGTTGCCGCCATGTGGAACGCCAAGGTCTACCGCCCTGATGGTATCCTGGCAGGTGAGGATCTCTGGGCTGAGGTCTCCTCCAACGAGGTGATTCCTTCGGTAGCCTATCCCTGGGAAGGGCTCAACAAGATCACTCACGGTGCTCGCAAGGGTGAGCTGGTGACCATGACTGCAGGCTCAGGTGTAGGTAAGTCAGCCATCGTCCGAGAGATCGCCCACCACCTCATCAAGTCTGGTGAGACAGTGGGAATGATCATGTTAGAGGAGAACCCTAAGCGTACTGCACTGGGTCTCATGGGTATTGAACTAAACAAGCCGCTCCATTTGAGCAGAGAGGGTGTAGATGAAGTTGACATTAAAAGATCGTTTGAAAGCACTGTTGGTTCTGGGAGGGTTTTCCTTTATAACCACTTCGGTTCCAGCGATATTGATAATCTGGTTTCCCGTGTTCGCTTCCTTGCCAGGGGTTGCGGTTGTGGCTGGATTGTTCTCGATCACCTTAGCATTGTTGTTTCTGGCCTTGGGGATGGTGACGAGCGTAGGCTCATCGACAACGCGATGACCTCCTTGCGTACCCTGGTCGAAGAGACTGGGGTAGGGATGTTCCTCGTGTCACACCTTAAGCGTCCTTCGGATGGCAAGGGGCATGAGGAGGGGGCCAAGACTTCCCTGTCTCAGCTCCGTGGCTCAGCAGCTATCGGGCAGCTCAGTGACATGGTCATTGGCCTTGAGCGCAACCAGCAGGGTGAAGACCCCAACGTAACAACTCTGCGTATCCTGAAGAACCGCTTTAGTGGTGAGACAGGGGAGGCTGGGTACTTACTGTATAATCGTGACACTGGTCGTCTCTCAGAGACTACTGGTGATTTCAAAGACGAAACTAACTCGGAGTTTTAATGAAAGTTGTTCTCAAGCCAACCGTACTCGACGAGATTTACGAACGCATTGATGACGCCACAAGGCGCAACCGTAAGGTGGCTCACATCTTGGTTACGCCGGAGGAATACGCCGAAATTGTCCGTTGGTCAGCAAGCCCACCTCGATCTGCCAACCTGTCACCAAGCGCCGATAAGCTTCCGACCATCTTGCTGGAGAACCCACACCAGAATTACGCCGCTCGGGACTTCACCGCACATACGAAGTTCCTTGATTTACCCCTGTACGTAGTCCCGCCAGAATACATTCCTGAGTGAAAGCATCCATGACACAGAACGCCATTATCCTTCACCATCTTTATCGCACCGGCAGCATTTCGCAGCGTGAGGCACTGATCGACTACTCGATACAGTCCTTGACCAAACGTATCAGCGAGCTGCGGGACGAAGGGTTTGAGATCCAGACCCAGCGCAAGAAGCACCCCGTGACCGGCCAGCGTTACGCCCGGTACGTGATGAGCAAATAATTTAGCTCGAAAAATTTTAGCTAGTCGAAAGGGACAGCGTGGCAATTGTATTCGATTTGGAAACAGATGGATTGCTGGATGAAGTTACGAAGATCCATTGTTTGGTTATCAAGGACACCAACACCGGGCAGATTGATACATTCATAGGTGACGACATCATCGCCGGGCTGACCTACCTCAAGAGGAGTTCAGTTATCGCCGGTCACAACGTCATCAAGTACGACATCCCTGTGATCCAGAAGCTTTACCCTTGGTTCACTGTAGACCAGTCCAAGGTCTTCGATACCCTAGTTGCCACGCGACTGATCTGGGCCAACATCAAAGACACAGACACCTCCCTCCTCAAGCAGGAGAAACTCCCCGGCAAACTCTTCGGGTCTCACTCACTGGCTGCTTGGGGCTATCGCCTGGGCAACTACAAGGGGGACTACTCGGGTGGCTGGGAGGCGTTCTCTCAGGAGATGCTCGACTACTGCGTCCAAGACGTAGAGGTCACCGCATCCCTGTACCAGAAGATCATCGACAAGGACTACGCTCAGCAGGCTTTGGACCTAGAGCACCAGGTGGCTTGGCTTATGGCTAAGCAGGAACGCAACGGCTTCCACTTCGATATGAAGAAAGCGGCTGAACTCTTGGGTACCCTGGTCCAACGGAGAGGGGAGCTGGAGAGGGAACTCAAAGAGTACTTCGGCTCTTGGGAGGTACAGCTCCCCGACTTCGTGCCTGCTCGTGACAACAAGACCCTCGGTTACAAGAAGGGTATCCCTGTCAAGAAGCTCAAGACAGTGGAGTTCAACCCATCGTCTCGTGACCATATCGCAGACAGGCTGATCACACTCTACGGGTGGAAACCTGCAGATTTCACTGAGGGTGGCAAGCCAATGGTGGACGAAGTGGTGCTGGGGAAACTCAGCTACCCCCCCTGCAAGCAGCTCACAGAATACCTGTTGGTCCAGAAGCGGATCTCTCAGCTTAATGAGGGAGGCCAGGCTTGGATGAAGTGCGAAAAGAAAGGCAAGATCCATGGATCGATTAACCCGAATGGAGCAGTCACTGGACGTGCTACGCATAGCTACCCAAATATTTCTCAAGTGCCTTCTTCTGGTTCTCCTTATGGGCCTGAGTGTAGGGAGCTATTCACTGTGCCTGCTGATTGGCTCTTGGTTGGGGCTGATGCTTCTGGCCTAGAGCTTAGGTGCCTGGCCCACTTCATGGCCAAGTGGGATGGAGGCAAGTACGCTGAGATCCTGTTGGGTGGAGACATCCACACGGAGAACCAGAAAGCCGCTGGCCTATTAACCCGTAACCAAGCAAAGACCTTTATTTATGCATTCCTCTACGGAGCAGGTGACGCAAAGATTGGTTCCATTACTGGTGGAGCTGCAAGTGAGGGACGGAAACTCAAACAAAAGTTTCTACGCTCACTGCCCGCCCTCGGACGACTTGTCGAAGCCGTGCAGGGAGCTGCTAAACGAGGCTACCTTGTTGGGCTGGACGGAAGGCACATTCATGTTCGCAGCTCACACTCTGCACTGAACACACTCCTGCAGAGTGCCGGTGCGATTGTCTGCAAGACCTGGATTACCTATGTAGAACAGATGATGGTTGAGCGGGGGTACCACCACGGATGGGGGGGCGACTTTGCCTTCTGCGCTTTCAGTCACGATGAAATTCAAGTGGCAGTTCGCAATGACCCAACGCTTATTGAAGAGTACAGGCAGATAACTTCCGATGCGATGACTAAAGTTGCAGAGAAGTATTACTTTCGTTGTCCGTTGGCAACTGAATCAAAGTTTGGAAAGGATTGGAGTGAAACTCACTAGTTCTAGAAACACGCCTCGGCCCCTTACGTTTAAAGAACTTCCGACAGGCTGCTTTATCAACACCAGCCACAAGGTAAATCCAGACGGCTACTTCCGCTACAACTTGGGGGGACGCCTGAATGGCAAGGCGCTCATGTTCCATCGTATCATGTGGGAGTTAAGGAACGGAGCAATCCAAGAAGGCTACGAGATAAACCACCTCTGCAATAATAGGGGGTGCTGTAACGTAGAACATTTGGAGTGCATAGAAAAATCAGAGCATAAGATTCTGACCAATATGGAACGCTGGATGCTTCCGTCAGGTCGTGTCGCCAAGAATCTATGAACCGAACCGAACTCCTTCATAAGGTTTACCGCAGTGGCCTTTCTCTCCAGTCAGGCACGGCGCGACAGTTCGACCAAGAGATTGCCGCTCTGGCTTGTCTTGGCTTGATCACAACAAAAGTCGCCCCACACCAGTACGGGCGTATATGGCGAATAACGGAGGGGGGTCTGGGACTTCTCCGTGAAGAAGGATTTCTATGAATGAAGCTATTGAACAGCAGGACGAAGCTCAAGAACCGTTAGACCATAAGGTGTATCGCCCAGAGAACTTGGTGTTCATGGGCCGGAATATCTCGGTGCAGTTTCTTGAAGAAGGCCCATGGGGATCTGATGCCTTTGGCGACTTCTATTCCAAGGAACAACGCATCCGAATTTTGGAAGGCCTGACCCCAGTCGAAGAGATGGATACCTTCCTACATGAAGTGATCCACATGATCATGTACTACATGCGCATCATGATGGGCCAAGTTGATGAAGAGATGATCACCCACAGATTGGCCACAGGACTGTCCTCAGTTCTCGTGGAAAATCCCCACGTAGCAGAATACATTGCCGTCATTTCCACCACCAGTACTACAGAGTTAACCAAGGAGTAAAATGAATATTGCTGACATGAGTGTTGAATTTCTGGACCATATGGGTTCAGACCTGACCGTTGTGAATGCAGCACGGGTTAGCTTTGCCAAAGAGCACGACGAGTTTGACCACACGACTGACCGGGGTCTCATCAAGTACCTGGCCAAGCATAACCACTGGTCTCCCTTCGCTCATTGCTCAGCATCCTTCCGTGTCAAGGCGCCGATCTTTGTGGCCCGCCAGCTCGTGAAGCACACGGTTGGCTTTAGCTGGAACGAGGTGAGCAGGCGCTATGTCAATGATGAGCCTGAGTTCTACATCCCAGAGGTGTGGCGCAAGGCAGCAGCCAATGTAAAGCAGGGTTCCAGCGATGAGGCTGCCGACATTTCACCGCAGTTTGCTGAGAGGGCTTCCGAGGATGCTCTGGCTACTTACAACATCCTGTTGATGGAAGGTGTCTGTGCTGAGCAGGCACGTATGGTTCTTCCTCAGAACACCATGACCGAGTGGATCTGGAGTGGCACCCTCTACGCTTGGGCACGGATGTGTTCCCTGCGACTGGACTCCCATACCCAGAAGGAAACCAGAGAGATTGCTCAGTTTGTATCCGACAACATGGCTGAATTATTCCCGACATCATGGGAATTTCTACTAAACATTGAACCAAAGGAAAAGACTTGCGCACTGCTCTCATCGACGCCGACATCCTAGCCTACCAAGCCGCTGCAGTAAGCGAGAAAGCTACTGACTGGGGTGAGGGGCTCTGGACCCTTCACGCCTTCGAGGAAGAAGCTGCCCTGGCCTTCGAGACTTCCCTGAACAGGGTCCTTGAGAAGGTCGAGGCAACCGACTTCCTGCTGGCATTCTCGGACTCCCATAACTGGCGCAAGGATGTACTCCCGACCTACAAGGGGAACCGCGCAGAGACCCGTAAGCCCATGCTTCTCAAGTGGGTCAGGCAGTACGCAAATAAGTACGGCTGCATCAGCATCCCAACTCTTGAGGGGGATGATGTTCTAGGTATCTGGGCGACAACCAAGAGTAAACTAGACCCTGCCCGTGAGTTCATCATCTGCACAACCGACAAGGATCTGAAGACGATCCCCGGTAAGCACTACAACTTTGGCCGCGATGAGTTCTTTGAGATCACTGAGCACCAGGCTGACAAGTGGCACATGGTCCAGACCCTCACAGGGGATACCTCGGATGGCTATGCAGGCTGTCCAGGGGTGGGACCTGTGGGTGCCGAAAAGATCCTCCAGAAGGCTCTTGATGAGGGTACCCCCTGGGCCAACCCTAAGCAGCTCAAGGAGATCTATTGGAAGCACGTTGTCGCTGCCTACGAAAAGGCAGGGTTCGGCGAAGAGGAAGCTCTTACCCAGGCCCGTGTTGCGCGTATCCTTCGGGCAACTGATTACGACGACATTCAGAAGAAAATCATTTTATGGACTCCGACTTGAACCACATCTTTGGCGACCCGCTCGCTTCATTCCCCGCTATATCCTTTGACTCGCAGGAAGAGCAGTCCCATCGGCAGGTAGGAGGCACACACTATTTCAATCCTATTCAACCGTGGGATATTATCCGTGCTTGGGATCTGAACTACTGGGAAGGGAACATTGTCAAGTATGCCCTGCGCCACAAGGGCAAAGGCAAGGTCGAGGACTTGGAGAAAGCCAAGCACTACCTTGAATATCTTATTGAGAATTACGAGGAAATCTATGCACCTGAATGAATACATGCATGGGGCGCTGAGCTTCCGCCTGCCTTCAGCTAGCGTCCTCTACGCCCTATTGAATCTGACGGGGGAAGTTGGAGAGCTGATGTCGCTGGAAGCAAAGGCTCTCCGAGATGGGTCCAAGAGCGATTATCTCCAACAGGCCAAGAAAGAACTTGGAGACATCCTGTGGTGTCTCACGGCAGTCGCAAGTGACTACGGCTTCACTCTAGAAGATATTGCTATCGGCAACATCGAGAAGTTGGCCAACCGAAAAACCAACAACACAATACAAGGCAATGGTGACGACCGTTAAGATTGATTATTCCAGAGATAGCCTTCTCACTCCGTTTGGTATCACCACACTGGCTGACCGCTATTTCACCGATGGCGAGAAGTCCCCTCAGGATGCCTTTGCCCGTGCAGCAGAGGCCTTCTCGGACAGCCCAGAGATGGCCCAGCGAATCTATGACTACGCCTCAAAGCTGTGGTTCATGTTCTCCACCCCCATCCTATCGAACGGAGGAACGAAGCGGGGGATGCCCATCTCCTGTTTCCTCAACTTCGTCCCGGATAGCCGCGGTGGGCTGACGGGGCACTACACAGAGAACGCCTGGCTGTCCTCCATGGGAGGGGGCATTGGTGGCTACTGGGGTAGGGTCCGTTCCAACGGTGTCAATACGTCCGGGGGCAGCCGCTCTTCTGGCGCCATCCCCTTCCTCAAGGTTGTGGATGCGGAGGTGCTGGCGTTTGCTCAGGGTGTGACCCGGCGGGCTTCCTATGCTGCCTATCTCGACATCTCCCACCCGGAGATCGAAGAGTTCCTGGAGATGCGCAAGCCCTCAGGTGGAGACGCCAACCGCCGATGCCTGAACCTACACCACGGGGTGAACATCACGGACGCCTTCATGGTTGCAGTAGAGCGTGGGGCAGATTGGGAACTGATCGACCCCCATTCCAAGGTGGTCGTGAGGACCCTTCCAGCTCGTGACCTGTGGCAGCGACTCCTTGATATGCGGATGCAAACTGGAGAGCCTTACATCCACTTCATTGATGCCTCCAACCGGGCACTCCCAGACTCACAGAAGAAGCTGGGCCTGGCTGTTCACCAGTCCAACCTCTGCTCCGAGATCACCCTTCCGACCAACGATGAGCGCACCGCTGTGTGCTGCCTGTCGTCCGTGAACCTGGCAACCTGGGATGAGTGGAAGGACGACCCTCAGTTTATTAAAGACCTAGTGAGGTTTCTCGATAATGTCTTGTCCTACTTCATTGAAAATGCTCCTCCAGAACTTTCTAAAGCTGTGTATTCGGCAAGTCAGGAGCGCAGCATTGGTCTTGGCGCTATGGGTTTCCATGCCCTCCTTCAGTCTTATGGCCTGGCGTTTGACTCCCCGATGGCCGTGGGTATCAACCACAGGATCTTCAAGCACATCAAAGAGCAGGCCTCCCGAGCCACCCGCGAACTAGCAGGAGAACGAGGGGCTGCCCCTGACTCCAGCTTGAGTGATCCTGTCCGCAACATGCACCTGATGGCGATTGCCCCCAACGCATCCTCATCGATCATCTGCGGGGATACCTCCCCCTCCATCGAACCTTATCGGGCCAACGCCTACACCGCGAAGACCAAGACTGGCTCCTTCCTGGTGAAGAACCCGTACCTGACTAGGGTGCTCGCTGAGATGGGTAAGGACACACACGAGGTGTGGTCCTCGATCATTACCAATGGAGGTTCTGTGCAACACCTGCAGTTCCTCAACGAAACCCAAAAGGGCGTGTTCAAGACCGCCATCGAGATTGACCAGAGATGGATTGTAGATCATGCAGCCGAGCGACAAGAGTACATCTGCCAAGCGCAAAGTGTAAATGTGTTCCTCCCTGCCAATGCCGACGTCACCCTGCTTCACCATGTACACTTTCGTGCATGGAAGAAGGGCCTGAAGTCCCTATACTATTTACGCTCCGAGGCCATTCGACGTGCCGAGACAGTCTCAACAAAGATTGCCCGGTCTGCTCTGAATGACTATGAGGGTTGTTTATCCTGCGAAGGTTGATATGTCCCTGCTTGTACCCCGTACTAATTATAAACCGTTCCAGTACCCGTGGGCCTTTGAGGCCTACAAGGCTCAGAACCAGATGCACTGGTTGCCTGAGGAAGTACCTCTTCACGATGATGTCGTGGATTGGAATACAAAGCTCTCTAAGGAAGAGAAGAACCTGCTGACCCAGATCTTCCGCTTCTTCACTCAGGGGGATGTGGATATTGCCGCAGGCTACATTGATAAGTTCCTGCCTGTATTCCAGCCCCCAGAAGTCCGCATGATGCTGACCTCCTTTGCAGCCATGGAAGCTGTTCATGCTCACGCCTACAGCCTCCTCTTGGATACGGTTGGGATGCCTGAGGCTGAGTACCAGGCGTTCACTGCGTACAAGGAGATGGCAGAGAAGCATGACTACTTCGCTGGCTTCGATACCAAGGGGTCAGACAAGTCCAAGATTGCCAAGACGCTGGCTACCTACAGCGCCTTTGGTGAGGGACTACAGCTCTTCTCGTCCTTCGTCATCCTGCTGAACTTCTCCCGATTCAACCGGATGAAGGGAATGTCACAGATCGTCACCTGGTCTATTCGTGATGAATCCCTGCATGTGGAGGGGATGATCAAACTGTTCCGAGCATTTGTGGATGAGCATCCTGAGGTTGTCACAGACGACTTCAAGAAGGATATCTATGATATCGCACGGGAGATGGTCCGGTTGGAAGACAACTTCATTGATCTTGCCTTTGAACAAGGAGGTATTCAAGGCCTCACCCCTGAAGAGGTGAAGCAATATATCCGCTACGTAGCTGACCGGCGACTGATTTCTCTGGGGCTGCGAGGGAATTTTAAGGTCAAGGACAATCCCCTTCCATGGTTGGATTGGATCTTGAATGGCGTTGAGCACACTAACTTCTTTGAGAACAGAGCTACAGAATATGCCAAGGGTGCACTGAGCGGATCTTGGGCGGATGTCTGGGCCAACGACTAAATGACTACCAAACGAAACAGTAAGTACCGTGCCAAGGAGACGACGGGTTCAATCCCGCTTCTCCCTAAGAACGACAAACAGGCTGCCTACATGGAGGCTCTCAAGAGTTCCCAACAGGTGATCGTCACAGGCAGCGCAGGAACGGGCAAGACCTACATCGCCGCATCCTGGGCTGCCCGGCTGTTTGCTGCGGGGAAGGTCGAGAGGATCATCCTGACCCGTCCCAACGTCCCGTCAGGTAGATCGCTGGGGTTCTTCCCTGGCACCATGGAGGAGAAGATGGCCCCCTGGGTGATCCCCTTCACCGATGTCATCGAGCAGCACCTGGGTCCTGGGGCCTTTGAGACCTCGACCAAGAAGCGTTCCATTGACATCGTCCCCTTCGAGGTCATGCGGGGGAGGACATTCCACAATGCTTTCGTGATCCTCGATGAGGCTCAGAACACCACCCCTTCAGAAATGAAGATGTTCCTCACCCGGATCGGAGACGAAAGTCAGGTGGTGATCAACGGGGACATCAAGCAGTCTGACCTCAAGTCTGACTCCGGGTTGCTCTCTGTCCTGAAGATGATCCAGAAGCAGTCCCTCCCTGTCCCTCACATTGAGTTCACTGTGGACGATATTGTAAGAAGCGATATATGCGCCATGTGGGTCAAAGCGTTCGATAAGGTTGGCATTTAATGGTTGCCCAATTGGAAGACTATGGATAACTTAAGGTTTCCTTTAGTAGATAAAGAATTACTCACGGAGTTGGAGAAGCGATTTCCTGACAGGATGCCTGATACTGGCACTACTATTGACCAGTATCTGCTGAGACAGGGAGAGGTTCGGGTTATTCGCCTTCTCCGACACCAGTTCGATTTACAGAACCAGAACATTTTAGAGAAATGAATTATGTGCCTTTCCTCCCCTAAAGCTCCTCCCCCACTTCCGCCTCCAGCGCCTGCGGTCCCTATAGCCCCATTGGCTTCTGTGGCCCCTGCAGAAGGGAGCAATCGTCGGGATGCAGGCTTGCTTGCAGCTAACCGTGGTCGTGGTTCTCTCCGCATTGATCGCACTCTGTCCGATACCGGCTCGGCTGGTAGCGGCCTGAACATTCCCTCTTAAGGAAATCAATGGACGAGAAGAACGAAAACGAGCAGAAGGTATCGGCAGCAAGTCTATACGAGCGTCTCTCAACAGATGACCGTCAGAGTTTCTTGGACCGAGCCAGGGACTGTGCCAAGTACACAATCCCCACTCTCATTCCTCCCGATGGACACTCTAGCGGCACCAAGTATTACACTCCCTATCAGGGCATTGGTGCCCGTGGGGTGAACAACCTGGCCTCTAAGCTCCTCCTCGCACTTCTCCCTCCCAACTCCCCGTTCTTTCGTCTCCAGATTGATGACTTCACCCTGGAACAGATGACACAGCAGGAAGGGATGAGGGCCAATGTAGAGGAAGGCCTGAACAAGATTGAACGCTCCGTCCAGTCGGAGATTGAATCCGGTGCAATCCGGGTGTCTGGCTTTGAAGCCATGAAGCATCTCTTGGTTGGCGGTAACGCCCTTCTGTATCTCCCCGATGAGGGGGGTATGCGAGTGTTCCCCCTTGAGAAGTATGTGGTTCGGCGTGACCCAATGGGCAACGTGCTGGACCTGCTGGTCAAGGAGTGCATTGCAGAAGACGCACTTCCCAAGGACATCCGTGAGATGTTTGAGGGAGAAGACGGTCAAGATAAGAAAATCACAGGCAAGCAGGACGTTGATTTATACACCCACGTGCATCTCGAAGACGGCAAGTGGAAGGTCTATCAAGAGATCAAGGGTGCTGTTGTCCCCGGCTCTGAAGGTGCTTACCCCAAGGACAAGTCTCCATGGATTCCCGTGCGGTTCACTAAGGTGGACGGCGAGAACTATGGTCGCTCCTATGTGGAAGAATACCTCGGAGACGTGAAGTCCCTAGAAGGTCTGTCACAGTCCATCGTTGAAGGCTCTGCCGCTGCAGCTAAGGTTCTGTTCATGGTCAACCCTAACGGGACCACCAGCCAACAGAGCATTGCTGAAGCTGCCAATGGGGGCATCATCGAAGGTAACGACCAGGATGTGACTGTCCTCCAGCTCAACAAGTTTAACGACTTCCGTGTGGCTCTGGAGACAGCAACCCGTATCGAGGAGCGCCTTGCCTTTGCCTTCCTGTTGAACTCTTCGGTTCAGCGTGGGGGTGATCGAGTGACTGCTGAAGAGATCCGGTACATGGCCAACGAGTTGGAAGCAGCTCTTGGTGGCATCTACTCGATCCTCTCGCAGGAGATGCAGCTACCTATGGTCAACCGCATCATGTTCTCCATGGAGCGCAAGAAGAAGATGCCGGTGCTGCCTAAGGGTACCGTCAGGCCTGTCATCGTGACTGGCATTGAAGCTCTTGGACGTGGCAATGACCTAACCAAGCTGCAGGCATTCTTCCAAGCTGCTGCACTGATGGCCAACCTGCCTCCAGAGATCAACCGTGAGGATGCTCTGAAGCGCCTGGGGACCTCTCTTGGTATCGACATGAAGGGCCTTGTGAAGTCCGCTGACCAGATCCAAGCCGAACAGCAGCAGGCCCAACAGATGGCAATGATGCAGCAGGCTATGGCCCCGGTGATCAACCAAGGCGGAGCATTACTGAAGCAGAACATGGCTAACCAAGCCCAACAAACACAAGGAGCCCCTGGTGGCTAACGCTAATCCAGCTAGTGCTGCCCCTAAACCCCCTAAGATTCCTAAGGATTCTGGGGGTCCCAAGATCGAGTATTTTGGTGAGGGTGCAGAGAAGATCAAATTTACAGTAGACCCCAAAGCAACAGTCATTCGCGTATATGCCAATGGCTTGATCTTGACGGACTACTAATAGGAAACCAATGGTTGATACTGTAGTTATTCAGAGTACTCCCCCGGCTGCCCCGGAGGATCATGATCAGAAGATGATTGATAAGGTCGATGCGGCCTCCAATCCTCCCATCGAGGGAACTGAAGGTACTCCCCCTGAGGATCGTCCCCAGTGGCTCCCGGAGAAGTTCAAGTCTCCTGAGGATATGGCCAAGGCCTACGCCGAACTAGAGTCCAAGCTCGGCAAGGCTAAGCCTGCCGATCCTCCTGCGGTAGATCCTGCAGTTACTCCTCCCGCTGATCCACAGGCTGCTCTGGCAGACAAGGGCCTGGATCTCCAGGACTTCTCCTCTGAGTTCGCCCAGAGAGGCGAGTTGTCCGCAGAGAGCTATGAGAAGCTGAGCAGGGCAGGTTACTCCCGCCAGATCGTTGACCAGTACATTGACGGCCAACGTGCAGTAGCAGCCCGATTCGAGACTGACATCATGTCTGAGGTAGGTGGCGCAGAGAAGTATTCTGAGATCACCACCTGGGCTAAGGCCAACCTGACCCCTCAGGAGATCGCTGCGTACAACTCCGCAGTGTCCTCCGGTAATGCGGATCAGGCCAAGCTGGCTGCTCTGGGTCTCGGTGCCAAGTTCGAGAGGGCGAATGGGTCAGACCCTAGGCGTCTCTTGGGTGGCCAGAGTGCGGGCAGTACTGGTGATGTATATGAATCCATGGCTCAGGTTACCGCTGCCATGAAAGATCCGCTGTACAAGGTAGACCCTGCATTCCGTGCAAAGGTCCAGGCCAAGTTGGCGCGATCAAATGTAATCTAAGGACAACTATGAAATTCGTTATTGAACGCCTCCAAGAAGCGTCTACTTGGAGAGGCTTTATTTTGCTGCTGACATCTTTTGGTGTTGGCATTGCCCCTGAGATGATTACCCCCATCGTGACCGCAGGCACTGGCCTTGCTGGTCTGGTTGGGATTTTCTCAAAGGACTAAGAGATCCTACTACCTTAGGAACGTTGACCCACGGTAAGGCGTCTGACAGCCGGGAAAGACCGGCACTATTCTCGTGAAGATGAAGCCATTCCACACTGCATTGTTATGCGGTGGAATCGCAATTCTTAGAACTGATTACACGTACCTTAGCCTCTGCGGAGACAACTACTGTGTGAAGTGTGTCGGGTCGAGGAGTTTGCTCAACAAACTTTCTTCAACTCACACGAGATTAATATATTATGGCTAACGCTACTGTTTCGCGCATTGGCGCAATTAACCAGGGTGCCGATAAGAGTGCCCTGTTTCTCAAAGTTTTCGCTGGTGAAGTTCTGACTGCTTTTGAAGAAGCCACCGTTACGGCTGGTCGCTTCATGGAGCGTTCTATTGCCTCCGGTAAGTCTGCTCAGTTCCCCATCATGGCTGGCATCTCTGCCGAGTACCATGTGCCTGGCGCCGAGATCAACGGTTCCAACGTGAACCACAACGAAATCGTCATCACCATCGATGACCTGCTCATCTCTCACGCCTTCCTGGCGAACATCGATGAGGCCATGAACCACTATGACGTTCGTGCTCCTTACTCGACCGAGATTGGCCGTGCCCTGGCTTATGCTAAGGACCGTCAGCTCCTCCAGTTGTCCCTGTTGGCTGCTCGTGG